CTGTAAAGTCAACAACCGTCTTTGCCATACTGCCAAGGTTTTTAACCCAACTCATCCGATACCTTCAACTTGGCTACGGATATAACGGTACCAATTACGAAAAGAATTTGATGCGTTTGGACTTTCTGCAATCTTTGCGTAAAACGGTAGACTTGCTGCTAACTGTGCAATGTCTTGACTATTTTGTGCACGAAGCATAGCGGGTGCTGCCATAACTTCTTCACCAGCATTTGGTCCAAGTATTCCTCCAGTATCAACACCTTCTTCTGCATATTGAGTAGGGGCATCAAGTGGGACTATTCCACTTAAATCAATTTTAGGTTCAAATGTTTGATTAGATGTTTTTAAATTAAGAGCAGTATTTTTTCCTGACATTTTTGCTTGAGTTTGTAACTCATAAAAATCTTGTGCATCATCAATACCTGCTGCATAACTTGCAGGTTGACCATTAGTTCCAGCACCGCCTGTTGCAGACACTTTAAAATCTTTTTTCATTATTACCTTCCGCCATTTGAGCGTTTAAAATATTATGAGCAGTTTTCAAACTTACTCAGGTTTATTAATTACTTACTGCGTGAACCGCGAGTTCCGCTTGGATTGCTTGAGAAATATACTTTGCCACCCTTTGATGATGCTTTCTTAGCCAACATTGGTTTCTGGGTTGGAGCCTTGCCTGCTGAACCTTGGTTCTTAGGCTTCTTTCCTCCTGATAAGGACTTCTTCATTTATTCACCTCCTTATGCAACTGGTAGTCGTCTAACGAGGGAAGCCTGAAGATTAGGTTCACCTCTCTGAGTTAAACTTGCTAAAAGCGACTGAACATCTGGTCTACCGCCTGGGGTTATTTGTCCAGCAGCAACACCTTGCATACGACCTGTAGCACTTAAACCTTGAGGAAGTTGCCCCTCACCTGGAGGGACCGCACCTGCTTGCCCAAGCATTTCGGGACTTACGCCATCAGGGGTCATCATTGCTCCAGGTGGGGGATTCTGTGGCTGAAACGCCTCAGATACCGCCTGTTCAATAGGTGTACCCTTTTGGCGTTCATTAATAACGGTAGAAAGTTTGTACAAAATATCTGATGGGTCTTGTCCTTGTGATGCAAGTGCTGGGATTGCTTGTGCATAGGATGCAATAGCCTGCTTCATTGCATCGCGTAAATCTTCGGTGTCAACCTTTTCTTCTTCTTGTGTTGCATTGAAAGAGAACGGCATTTGACGGCGTAAGAAGTCACGAGATATTAATTTATCTCCGCGAGCCTGTAAACCAAATACTAATGCACGGTTAGGGTCAAGACCTGCCATGAGTCCGTACTGGACATCTACAGTGTAATCACCATCTATATCACGAGATGGCTTGTATTTAATTGCGTATGGAACTCCATTGCGTACACCACGCAAAGATTTTTCTGTGTCACCAAAAACTGTTTCATCTACCTTAAGTGCTAAACCAATAAGTTCTACAAAGGCACGGGCAAACATTGCATGAGCAGTTTTAATCTGGGTATCAAAGCCACCCATAAGAGCCTGCACACCACGACCTGTAACAATAGAGGCATCAATGTTTCCTGTGCGTGACTCAGGATAACGAGAACCTAAACGAAGTTCTCCTTCAAGTACCTGTTGTTGAGCGAAAGCACCTGGTGGTATGTCAATAGAGAGTCGGCGAACATCTGAAGGGCGGTCAGTTCTAATAACGGAATCTGGTCCAAGGGCAATCTCACTTACATCTCGTGGGGCGACAAGGGGGGCTTGAACTGCTTTAGTAGCAGCCTCAAGTGAAAGAAGTGCATAACGAGCCTTAGCAACTTGAATTGCAAGTACATCGTCAAATTGTCCACGGGACTCAGAGTCAAGGGATGGTCGTTGAATAATACGAATCATTACTTCACCAATAGGATTTGGTGCTCTGTCAATAACTAGGTTATTGCGCTGTGGAACAAATAATATATCTTGGTCTTTATCATGGTAGCGAATAATCTCTAGCATTGTATTGGTAGAGTCTTTGTCATATAACAAGTGGGCATACTCTGGGTATGCAGCCATTAACTCTGCTAGTGATTTCTTAATTCTTTGGTACATGCCATGAACTTTGCCAAAGCGGTCAATGATTGGGTAGCAACCTACTGAATCTAAGAAACGGATTCTTGGCATATTGTTATCTAAGTCAATTTCAATCTGTGCTGGAACAAATCCGTATGACACATAACGGTCAGCAGCAGTAAACATCTGGGTTTGTATATCGGAAAAATCAATAATTCCGTTTACAATTTCCTCACGCTTATCAGCCTTCTTGCGTTCTTTTTCGGAAACCATAGTGGGTGAATTGCAGTTAAAAGCAGGAAGGGGTGCGATAACCTCAGACAAATCACGGGCTGCAATGTCAACCATATTTGCAACAATAGGGTTCTCAAAGGGACCATCAGGAAATAAATCTGGGAATACATCCCGCATCCTGCCCTTACGAACAAGTAGAACCTGCTCCATACGGGTATCTCTTTCAGAGAAAACCTGCTTGTAGCGGTCATAATTTGTTTTAATATCATCTAAAGAAAGTGCCACACTAATCCTGTTCTATGAGTATATGTCGTCTAGTTGGACAGTCATCTGTCGTGAGCGGTCATAACGGGTATGAAACATATTGATACTATTATGAGTACGGGCAAAGGAATTTGCATTTGCTACTCTGTCACGACATCCAAGTTCTGCAAACCAGAACGCCATAACTGTGTCTGTCTTTTGACTTTTTGGTGCATCTGGGTACCAAGTTACTAATTGTTCTATAAGTGCTTTAAGACCTTCAGAGGCATGGCTTGATGGAAATTCAATAAGAGCATTTCCCTCTTGCCAACCATGGAATAGTGTCGTCAGAGATGCAACCCCGAAGTTCGTATCCCATTTGTTTTGACCTGTATGGTGTTCTCGCAATGTTGCACCTCGTGACGAAAGGTATTCTCGTACCTCACGGTCCTGAGTCAACATCGTTTGGAAAGCATTTTTCTCAACTCGCCACTCAGAAATCTGATAATCGTCAGTCCAGTTTTTAATTAATTCTCTAATTTCATCTGGCTTCATGCCAGCCACATTTGATACATCTATTAGGTAACGCTTCTGGGTAGATATATCTAAACCTATACAGATGGCTGCGGTGTTGCCAGAGCCTGCTGGGTCAAGTCCAGCAATGGTAATAAGTCCATCCATACCGTTAGGTCTTACACCAGACTTGCCTTTAGGTATACGCCCAATATTACGAGCGCCGTTGATAACTCCCTTAATAGCCTCAGATGGAAATGCTGAATCTTCATGCACCTGTTGTTGTTGGTAGACCATTGCCCATAAGTTAGGAGATAATCTTGCCCTGCGTTTATGTAGCGCTTGCCCATCCCACTTGCGGTATAAACCATCTGCATCAGGTTTACCCATACCAGAGTTGGGTGGTAGATTAGTTTTTCCCCATAGGGTTACCCACTTATCAGGGTCCTCATTAAATTCTAATACGGCAGGTTGTGCGAAGTAAGTCCAAGGTGAGGACTCATCTGGGTAGCGCATGGGGTCGCGTAGTTCAGAGTATAAATCTCTTGGTCGTAGGCGAGTGCCTATAATTAAAAGTTTGCCGTTGTTATCATCAATACGGGACATAACCTCAGACTGAACCCAGTCAATTTGTTTTTCAAATTCATGGGCGTTGGTATTGTCCACACAGTCATCCATTATAATTAAATCAGCACGAGCACCGTAGATATGACCCCTTACACCTATAGCCTGTACGGTGGGGTCTTTCTCGCCAGAGTCACGAGCCTCTGAGGATAGGTAAATTAAGTCCTGCTTCCATGAATCAGAATTTTTTTCAAAGCCCCCTGGAGGTCCAAAGGTTAATTGTAGGTCCTGATATTTAGGATGTGTTAATCTGTTCTTGATGGAGAGCAGGAACTTTTGCGCCATAGCCTGTGTCTTAGACACAATCATTATTCTGATATTGGGGTTTTGGCAAATTCGGTATACGGCATAGTTGACCGTAATGGTTGTTGACTTGGCGTGCTCAGGTGGAGTGTTTACTATAAGTAAATCCTGTGCACCTTTTTCGTAGGTTATAGAATCATGGACATCCGTAGGCTGTCTATCTTCTAATAAATCTATCCAATGCTGTTGATGTTTAAAAACTCTGGTTCCGAGATATTTTTCGGAGAACTGGGGGAAGGGTGGTACTTCCCCTCTTGCATTGCCTATCTCACCTCTTGCTGTCATAGAGCGAACTTTGTCTACAGCAATAGAAAATTCAGAGTCTACCTTTCGGTAGTACTCATAAGTCTTAACTGAGCGACCTACTGCATCCATAGCCTTCTGCACTGAGTAGCCCTGCATAAGGAAATCTATAATTTGCCTTTTTATGGCATCGCTTTTATGCGAGGCGGAGGTTATGCGTTTTCTTTCCATAGGTTCTCCAAGGCGGACTGTAGGGAGCCTTGGGCTAAAGATATAACCGAAGGGCGAAGTTCAAACGAAGCCCGTAGGTTAGGGCTAATACTAGGTGACGACCCTTGGGGGTCGTAGTTAACTTACGGAGGCTCCGATAATTTCGCCTCTCACTTATACTATAGGTGTCCAGAAGGTCCTTAGCGGACACTTCTGTCCATGTGATTTACGCCACACTATAGTAAATCAGTACAAATATGTACAAAAGCGCAGGTCAGAGCCACAATGAGGGGGGCGAGGACTAGCAAAGTTATGTAAGTGGATACACATACACATACACGCAGCGCATTTAATAACCCTGGGGTGCAGACCATGCACCTCGCACATCTATTTGCAACAAGGCAAAGCAAGGCAGAGCAAAGCAGAGAGGGCTGTGATGCAATGCTGGAGGAGTTGCGTGCTCTTACTAGAATTAAGCGGTCATATAATCCGCCTTCCCCCCCCGCTTTACTTTGCTTTGATGGCATCTCATTATGTGAGATAAGCACAGGCACAGGGGCATTTATAACACTTTCGTTATAATCAAAGAAATCTTTAAAATGTAGTTGACACCTGTCAATCGTGGCATTAATCTGCGGTTATTAAGTCAGATTGACTTAAGACACGACAGGAGAAAAAATGAAACAAGCAAAGAAAGTTAATCAAGCAGAAAAGATTGAAAACCTTTCTACTTTGACAATGGCACTAGAAAAGGCTCACCAATTAATCAAAGAAGAAACAGGTGCGCCATCAGTAACTATTCTAGTAACTAGAAACTTAAAAGGTCGTAAAGGACATTTCACACCCTTCACACCATGGTCAACTAGTGAAGGTCAATCTTTCAATGAAATTGCCTTCAACTTAGAACACTTTGCAACTGGTGAAGAATTGTTAACTACCTTAATCCATGAGGTAGCACACTCTTTGAATTTCAAAAATAACATCAAAGATTGCTCCGCTAATCAATACCACAATGCAAAGTTTAAAACACAGGCGGAGGCATTAGGACTTAAGACAGATAAGGACAAAAAAGGTAGCGTTATCACCACAGGCTTAACAGAATTTGGTGCTAAGAGATGGTCAAAAGCCCTTAAAATCCTTACAGATGCCCTTGCATTAACTGCAACAGGTGAAGGCGCACAAAAGCCAAAGGGCAGAAACACCAACTTAATCAAAGCAGAGTGCGGGGATTGTGGCAATGTAATCCGCCTAAGCCGTAGCGTGCTTGAAAGCGGTGTTAGTTGCAAGCCTTGCAAGGTGGAATTTACAGAGGCTTAAGACATAAAAAAACAGGGGGGCGGAAAGCCCGCCCCTCTGACTTAAGACAGGAGGCAAAAAATGCAATACCAAGTAAAGCAAAACAAAGAAGGAAACTGGGAGGCGATTATTTCAAATCCAAGTTTTAATTACAGTAAAGTTTTTACCTATAAAACAAAAGAAGGAGCAGAGTTTAGGATTGAAATAGAAAAGGAGGAAGCAAGCCAATACATGGCAACAGTTACAAAACTTTCTGACTATTTTAATCCTGAACAAATTAAGTCTTAAGACAGAAAGCCCCGCCCCTTAATTGGAGGCGCAGGTTCACGACCTAGCGGGGCACAATGTGAGCCAACTCACATGGTTAAACAGTTGACAACTGCCAGCCATAGGAGGAAAATCGGACACAGAAGAAACAGAATTAGAAAGTTTCTAGTTCTGAATTAAGACAGGAGAAACAAATGAACACAGCAATTGGTGCAATGTTCCAATTCGCAGATGATTACTGCGTGGTAGTT